ATAATTTTGTGCAAAAATGTGAGGAATCAGTATGCTTTCCGATCCCCAACTTCATTATTTGGACAACGCCGCCACCACCCGTATCGACCCGGCTGTTACCGACGCGAACACGGTTGGCGCAGGCGTTGCGTTCGTCGAGAACGAGATCATCGCGGGCATCGGAACGATTGACGTGATCGTCATGCCGGACCCGACCAACTACGGATACACGTACTCGGGTTGGATGTCGGCAGGCGCAACTGTCGCCCGTGACGGCGGAAAGGGTGTCGCACTCGTCGTTCCCGCTCTCGCCGAGTAAACTCAAACAAGGAGGTACACCCGGTAACTCGGGTGTACCTTCTATAAAACGTAGAAACTATGGCAGCACCCAAATTCAACATCAAACAGATTGCGGGCATTGCGACGCAGGTTCGTCGCTACAAGACGCTCCACGTAACGACGGAAGGCGTCATGTTCCGCACCAAGCGGGCAGCCGAGGAGGCTGTACGTACCCGAAACATGATCTTTGAGGACGCAACGCAGTTTGTGGCCATCAAGGAGATCACCGAGAGCGACGTAACGAACGAAAAGCTCCGTTCGTACGCGAAGGACCTCGACGCGTTCAACAAGCTCTTCGAGAACGCGTACGTTCCGGTACAGAAGGGAAAGAAGGCGGCCGAAAAGAAGGACGAGGGCCCCGCACCGATCTCGAAATCCGAGGAGGACGAGATCATGGCCGCGCTCAAAGGGGAGGCCGACGCGCAGCCCGAAGCCGCAAAGACGGAGGCCGACGAGCAGCCCGAGACCGCAAAGACGGAGGCCGACGTGCAGCCCGCAAAGGAAAACAAAAACCCGTTCAAAAAGTAAACCAACATGGCAAGAACTGGCATTTCGATCGTAGTGGCTAACACTACGGTTGGGGACAGTCAACCTGTAAACTCTAACACGTTACTTATCGTCGTCGGGGCGACGGCGGCAAGTGGCGGTAGCTTGCAGTTTGAACTGGACACCCCTTATATGATCCAGTCGGCCGACGAGCTCGAAACGTTGCTCGGTGTTACGGAGGAAAACAACGCAGACCTCTACAAACAGGTGAACGACTTCTACGCGCCCATGTCGGGTGTTAACAACTCGGGAACCATTCTGTGGGTAGTAGGTACGGAGTCACCGAACACGGGCGTTACCGAGAAGTTGGCGGATTGGGTACGTGCTACGGTCACGAGCGGCTTCCAGTACCGACCGCGTAACATCGTCATTTCGACCGATCCGACCGTCGAAGGTATCGCACAGTCTGACGTGCAGACCGTCATCGACGAGCTCTACACCGAGGGGTTTGCGACCGTGTGCTTCTTGGCAGAAGCGCAGCTCCCGGAGGGAGCTATCACCACGATCTACGCGTCGCTTCCCGATCTCTCGTCGGAGAACGCCCCCGCAGTAGGTACGTGTATCGTAACAAACGCTCTCAAAGGTCGTGCGTGTGTAGGGGCCCTTTCGGGCCTTCACGTGAGTGTGTCACTCGGCACGTCTGTTGGAGACGCTGGCCTCCAGTCGTTCGCCGACGCGTTGTGGTATATCGACAAGTCGTCGGACGATTACGTTAACACCCCGTGTGCATCCGTACCGCTCGTCGTGGTAAATACGCTCGGTGATAAGCAGTATATCTTCGCGCGTACGAGGCCACCGAAAAACGGGTTGTGGTGGAACGACGGAGCGACAGCCGCAGAGGCCACAACCTCCCTGTCCACGATCGAGGCCTCGGCTGTAATAGCAGCTATGGTCGACGATCTCCGCGAGTTCCTCACCCCGTATATCAACTCGAAGGTGCCGTGCAATGCTAACGGAGACATCGACCCGACGTACAAACAGGTGGTTATCGACAACGCACGTTCGGCTGTCATTACCCCGTACGTGGAGGATGGTGTTATCTCCGATGCCCGAATCACGATCAACGCTCAAAACAACGACATGATCGGCACGCGTACGTGGGAGGTGACCCTCGAAATCCTCGACGCCCCGACACTCCGTTGGATCAACGGAAAGGTGTTCTACGTAAAATCTCTCGAATAAGGTATGTCACAGAACGTAATCCCCGCAAGAGATTTTTTCCTCTATCTGAATTTCGACGCTATCGGGGTAGCTTTCCAAGTCGAAACAGGTGCGAATTTCAACGCGAATATCTCCGGTCAGACGGACGATATCGGAGCGTTCTCGACGGATGAGCCCATCGCCACCGACAACGGTGGCAATACGTACGATTTGAACTTCTCGTTGCAGGAGGCCGAAGCGCAGCGTATCATGGACGCACTTGCAGCCGCTACGGCGAACAGCGAGAACGGCTCTATCGTACACATCCGAGACATCGTTGAGTCGGCTACTATCACCGCCGTGTGGAAAAAGCTGCGCGACGTTCCCGCCACCTCCACTATCGAGACGTACACACGTTGTACGGGCGTGGAGGAGAGTGACGGGGTAGAACGCCGATCCACCGAGACGCTCAAAAACTGGCGATTCCGCGCCCGAGGCAAGTCACGAGTGACGGTTCCGTTGTAGTTCGCTACGTTTTTCATTGGGGCATCTATAACAAAGTCCCCACTTCCGGATGCAGGTTTGCAGGCCCATAACGCAGGCTCACGCGGTTCGACTCCCGTTCCGGAAGCACATTTGTTCAACCAAAAATCTAAAGCTATGGCAGAGATCAAAACGCGTAAAATTACGCTCAAGAACGTAAAGACCGAGATCGGATCGAAGGACATCACCGTGGAGGTAGTTCCGTTCAACGAACGAAACGACTCTCACGTAGAGTTCGCCTTCGGTATGTCCGACATGATGGGTCGGCTTCCGTCACCCTACTCGAACATCAACGATGCAGCACGTGCGTACGTAGAGCTGTTCGTTGTGCACAAAGAGGAGGAGCTTCACAACCCCATCAGCAACGTATCCCTCGTTCGTGCAGACCTTCGGGCTTCACGATGCCTTCTCAACGACCCTATCTTTCAGAAGGAGCTGCGTGATTTTTTCGAGAACGCCTAACGTATCCCGACAAGGATATTGAGGGCATAGATAAAGACAAGCAGATCGAGGCGAAACGAATCGTATCGAACTATAAGATCATAGATCGTGTTCAGAAACGTGATCGTATGTTCATCCGTAGGGTGTTCGTCTCGCACTATCTCAACATCCCGTACCATCTACTCCTTGACAAGGAGCTTTATCCTATAACGTTGATCGAGGAGCTATACGCCGCCTCGTCGTTCCTTATGCGGAACTTCGAGTTGGCCCCGTTTGCTACCGACAACTTAGAGGACGCATTGATAAAACGTATAGAAGATGGCAAGTTATAGCATCGTACTCAACATATCCGGAAACGCTACAACGCGTGCCGAAAAGTTGGCCGCTGCGTTGGCGAGAGCCGACGTTAGCGCGAAGTCCCTTGCCTTATCGCTCCGTTCGGTAGGTGCGGCTGCGCAAGCCGTTCCGGTAAGGACTATACGTGTATCAAGCTCAACCCCCCGTGCTACGTCTGTCGCTCCGGGTAGGGAACCGTCAATGTATACCCGACATCGCTACACGCGTGTCGGATCTTACGGGTACGGTTTCAGTTTTGGAGGGTTCAGCGCACGTCTCTCGTCCATAATTCAACCCGACGAAAACGGTCAGTTGTTCGGTATGGACGCCGCGAAGTTGGCTCGAACGGTTAACATTGCGGGCATCGCTACGAACATACTTGCGTCTGTTGGGAAGGCTTTATTCAAAGCCACTGCGTACACCACTATCGGGTCATACGCCGTAGGCGGAATAGGTACGATGATGATGACGAAGTTCCTCATGTCGGAGGGTATGGCCGAAGGCGTACGTATCTTGCAGCGTAGGAACCAAGCACGTTTGGGACTCGGTGGCGCCTACCTTCAAGCACAGGGTAACGCGGATGCCCTTGCACGAGACTACGGCCTCGACAGGTCCGCAGCCATATCGGCGATTAACGTTCTGTCAGGTATGGGGGTGGCCAGCACCGGGAGCAAGCTGACCGTAAACGATGCTACGGCGCTAACTCGTGTCGGAGGTCTTATCTCGCAGCAGGCAGGCGTCTCGTTTGAACGTGTAATGACCAACATACAGCAGTTAATGGTACAGAGCAACCCGAATATTCGAGATATTCGAGAGCTCCTTAACCAAGCCCCGATCCTCGGCCGATACGCTATCGACGAAATGGAGCGTAAGGGCATAACTGGCGTAGACAAAAACACGTACCTCAAGGATCAAAGTAACCTGCTGTCCGTACTTACTCGCTACGACGTGGAGAACGCGTCGAGTCCGATCATGCAGGCTCGGGGTGTTGTAACGGTTGCACAGCAGGACTTCTACGCGAAACTCGCAGAAAATCCAAGTTGGCTCACCGTAGCAGGTAACGCGGCGGACATACTTAACACGTTTGGTGACGCTCTGTCTAAACTAATAACGTCATTAACTTCCGATACGGGGTTCATGAACTCCGTAAACGCATTAACCTACCTGTTTGATTACATATCAAGTAACTCTGACATAATCGTAGGTATGCTGTCGAAATTCGGGGGCAAACTTTATGACACATTTGGAATAGACATAGGCGATTTGCGGGAGCAGTACGTGGGTAGAACGCAGAGGCAGCAGACAATACGTGAGGTAGCCAACAGATACATGGAGGATGCCTTTAGTATGTTTGTAGGGAGCGGGGCCGCTCGAAGTAACGACCCGGCTGTGCAACGTAAAGAATTTGAGACGTTCTTTTTACCTTTGGTAAGTAGATGGTCGAGGGACCCGGAGAAGCTCGGGGCCGTGCGTTTCGACTTCCCTGCTGCGTACGAGAGCTGGGACTTGTCCGGGGACACGAAGCTGTATAACCTCACACAGAACCGATATCTACGGTACGGATTCTTTAACAGCCTATCCGACGCTGAAAAACGTAACTATTTCATCCCGGAGGGGGCAAGATCATACGTAGGTACTACCCCCGGTTTTGCTGCGTATTTGTCGAGCGTGCCGAACATGAGGATGCTTGAATGGTACAAAGACGCTCTGAACGAATATATGAAGGCGCCGAAGATACCAAACTACGGTGGCGCCGGAGGGGCGTCTGGTGGTACAGGGACGGAGGACGATTTACGAGGGTTCAGTCGTGACAGACGATCACTTGTTATCAACTTCAACGACAAGTTGGTAGAGTGGAACTCGACCATCACAACAGACGATCCGCAGGAAGTTGTGGACGACGTTTCGCAAAACATTAATACGTTGGTGTCGGCGGCTATCCAAAAAGCTCTGCTCGGCGCTACTAATACAATGAACTCACGTTGGTACTAATATGAGCGCAAGCACCACATATAAAAACGTAACGAGCCCCATCGTTGTTACGCTGGCCGAGGCATGGCTCGGTATAGGTATGCTTCGGCCAGCAAAAACCAACGATGACCCGTTGATTAGTAAGCCGGACTGGGCGAAAACACGCAGCGGTGATACTAATAACGTATTTGCCTCGACGGGGGACATAGACAGGTACGACTACTCTAAACTATGGTCTCTCCAAATAGGTGACTATTTTATGCCTCTCTCGCAGACGTTTTCACTTCGGGCGAAAAAACGACTCAACGTTTCGTCGCTCGTAGACGGCGTAGACATCATACAGCAAACACGAAAAGAGGCCAAGACTATAGACTGCACGTTACGACTTACGTTGAGGAACAACCAGCCTAACCTTCAGATAATGAAAACCACCGAATCGGGTGAATTTTCGATAGAAGGGGTGTCCAATGCGGTTGTAGATTCGGTTTCGGCAAAGGTGGTAGAGTTAGCGCAGTTCCTACGAGAGTTCTACGATGATGACGCAGTATTGCGCATTCGAAACAAAATGATTAATGAAACTTTTGGCGTAGACTACGTATTTATATCCGAATACAAGTTTACCCCAAAGGTAGGTATGGGCACCTTTACGTTTGAGTTCTCGCTAACCGAGGTCAAGTACGGTGAAAATGTACTGACTTTCAATTTACGAGAAATCGACGCGGACGCTGGAAACCGAGCACAAATAGAAGGTTAGTATGAACGCAAACATGGTTATATGCAGAAACGAGGTTGTCATAGAGGGGGAAAACGTAGGTCAATTCGAGAGCTTCAAACTGCAATCGAACAGTCGTACCTTCGGAGACTCCGCTACGCTCGTTCTTCCGCTTTACGCGCTCGGCGTCGTTCAGTCCGGGGAGGCAAGAAACCGTGTGAGGAGCGTTTTCAAAGCTAACGTCATTAAACCCACGGCCCTCGTAGAGGTGTTTATGTGGTACGACGGAATGGAGAAAATACGAGTGTTCCGTGGGTTTATTGAGCACGTCGGAGAGGGTTTCCCCACCGTGTTGTACCTTCGGGACTTCACGTTTATGCTTCGATTCGGATCTATGCAGAAGGGGTGGAACGGTAACGTAACGCTTCAACAAATGGTGAATGACTGCATACCTGTTGCTACGGAAGCGTTTAAGAAGGAGAGAGAGGTAATGGGGCTGTCATCCGACGTACCTACTTTGTACTACGAACCGAACGATAAGGTTGTGCAGGCTACAACGACCCCTATCCCAGCGGTGAAGTTTGCGGTGGGCCGATCCCCGTACGAGATTATGCAGTACTTAATGCAGTACTTCATGATGTGGGCCGGGGTAACAGAAGATGGTGGCGTGTTCATAGGTGCGGGCGTGGACGACAAAGACAGAATCCCCGTGACGGAACTCGATACGAGATACAACGTAGTAGGCCGAGACATCGTTCCGATTGACGGAAGATTTGTAGACTACAATGTAGTGGTTAGCGGGTTGCTCGAAAACGGTAAGCGGTATACGTATACGGCGGGCATCAAAAACTCTCGTACTACCGACCAACGTACGCAGTTTGACAAAAAGTACGGGGAGCCCGTACGAGCGTGGTGTAACCTCCAGTCAAAAGAAGGCATCGAGAGCTTTGCGGAACGTGTTTTGCAGCACCAAAAAGGGTTCCGAAACAAAGGTCGACTAACCCTGTTGTTGTACCCTAAAGTGAATATCCTCGACTCGATCGTGTACCACGATTCTCTCTTCCCGGAGTTATCCGGAACGTATTACGTTTTGGGGTATAACTTGACGGCTAACGACAGCGGCTATTTCCAAACGCTCGAAGTTACCGACCAAATTTATATGCTATGAAACGAGGATCAATCGCAGAGGCGGCAGGGGAGGAGTTCGGATCGGAACTTGCACGTATGCTTCGCCGTTTCGTGCTCAAAACCGTTACGATCGAGAGTGTCGATGAGGAGAACAATGCTGCCAACGTTACCATATTTGAAGGTGACGCACCCATACAAGTGCCCTTGTCACTTTTCAACATAGGTACGGCCAACGTTACGATCGTGCCTACCGTCGGGAGCGTGGCGGTGATAGCCAACCCGAATGGGGACGACAACAACCCTCAATTTTTGTGGTTTGAGAGCGTTGACAAAGTGTCGTTCAAACGTGGATCTGTATCGGCTACTCTTCAAGTAGACCCGGACGACGAATCAAAAGATTCGATCTCCCTATCACTCGGTGAGTCGTCGATAGACGTAACGTCTGACCTCATACAGTTCAACGGCGGGTCGCTCGGGGCACTTGTAGCGATAAGCAAGCTCACGGAACGGTTAAATAAACTGAAATCTGAGCTCGATACGCTTCAGAACAACATTGCTACGCACACACACCCTGCCCCGGGTGGCACCACGTCTACGCCAACGTTTATTAAAGCTAACATATCATCGTTTTCCGATGACGATTACGCTAACGAAAAGATAAAACAATGATAGGTATTAAATACGACTTTGACGTAGGAGACGTAGTTATAGGAAACTCCGGGCAGTTTGAAACCGCTACGATAGACAATCAATGCGTCGCTTTGATATCTCTATCGCAGGTGTGCCGACTGACGTATCTGTACTTTGGTGCGCAGATAGGAGCAAGGCTCGTAAACGTACCTTATAACAGGGTTCAACCTGTACTATCTGACGCGCAGTCTATGGCTATCAAGGACGGCGCATCTAATGTTGAAGTAAAGGTGTCTAACGGAACGTTAACATTCTACGGTGACTATGGTAACGATTAAACAAAATACGAGCGTCGTAGACGTAGCTTTTAACCTATCCGGCTCTCTGACGGGACTTCCTGCCGTAGTTGAACAACTCCCCGTCGGGGAACGGGTAGGTTTCGATACTATGCCCGAAATGTGGCAAGACGTACCCGACATAGGTCAGACGTGGACACCCGACCTTCAAGGCATGACCCTCGATCTGTCTGTACCTATCTACGACACGCTCGGGCAGGCGAAAGCACCATATTCTACCAATCTGTTCATGCTTCAAAAAGCGATAACGGATGGTGAGACGTATCTTGAAACATTGTCTAACTTAATAGACTAAACGTATGGAAAAAATTATTAACTGGTTTCTGACTTCTAACCGATGGCTTCACATCCTCGGTTGTTTCATTCTTTCCCTCGCTTTCGGTTGGCAGGCCGGAGTAGGAGCTATGTTCGCCACGGAGGTGAAAGACGTTCAGTATGCAAAGAGCATCACGGCGTGGGACTGGATCGACGTTCTTTGCAACGGCATCGGTACCGTCCTCGGAGGGTTGTGCCACTTTTTAATCTTCCGATAGTATGGCCGAATTTTTTACGTTGGACGAACTGACGCATTCCAACACAGCGAAGTCCCGGGGGATAGATAATACCCCCGGGCCGGAGGAAACGAAACGTTTAAAGTACTTAATGGACCACTGCCTCGACCCCATCAGACGAGCGTGGGGCAAACCTATAACTGTAAACAGCGGGTACAGGTGTAAGGCGCTTAACGCTGCGGTTGGTGGTGTAGCGAACTCGCAGCATCTTCGGGGGGAGGCGGCCGACATTACTACGGGTAGTGTGGAAGGAAACCGTAAGCTATTTGAAATGATCGCTTACGGTGCGTTTGATTACGATCAAGTAATCGACGAAAAAGGGTACAGCTGGGTACACGTTTCGTGTAAAGAGAACAGCATAGGTAACAGAAAACTCGCTATTCATTTGTAGTATGGGAGCCGTGTCTACTATTATGGCAGCGTTACAAGAACTGCTGCCATCCTTTGCTAAAAGCAACGGTTCGATCGAAGCCAAAATCATCGACGTGGTAGGCACGTTCGCCGATACGGAAAAGATCGAAAGAGAGAATACGCTGGCCGCTATAAACGCAGCCCTTGCGTCGCAAAAAATTACGACGGTAGAATACTACCGTCGTAAAGCCGTTGCGTTTCAACTCGGAGACAATTTGGTGTACGACCCTGTAAATCAAGGTGGGTACTACGAGGTGGTAAACGAGGAGAACCAAATCGTGAAGCAAGCGTATATAGTGGGTGAGTACCCGTTGTTCACGCTTCTTGTAAACAAGATAGGCACCGACGGGCACCTTACTACGTTAACGTCCGATGAGTTGGCCTCGTTTAAAACGTACTTTCAAGCATTTCAGCCGCTGGGTTTGAACCTTAATATCGCCTCTCTTCAAGTAGCGAATATCACAGACCCCGGTATAAAGATCTACGTACGATCAGGATCTGACGCGTCTACCGTAGCCTCGGAGATTAACGCTAACCTAAAGGCGAATGAGTCTGTACTGCGATCCACAAATACCGTATCTATGTCCGAAATCTCGGACGTGATACAGAAACAGTCAGACGTTTTGGCTATCGGCTTCAGCTCGTCTCTCATGGCCACGGAACAGCAACTGGACGGCTCTACGAAGCAGATTTTCCCGTCGGAAGGTCTGTTCAAGCTGACCAACGGGGCGTTTACGTTCGGGACGGAGATAACGGTGAATATGATTAAAACGTTGCAGTAATGTTTAAATACATAGACATGCCGAAACTCGTGGCTTTATACCTCCGCGAGTTCTCTCTACGAAAAGACGGAGAGACGTCCGTACTGTTCAAATTTATCTTTTGCCTTTGCCTTCCGTTCATATCTCGAACGTTCCGCAAGGCGAGATTGATTGCTTTGGCTATCGCCGAATGCACGGATAGCCAAGATCAGATCGTCCGGCTTCTCGAAAAAATAACAGGTGTGACCGTTGAGATCGTACCCGAATACTCGGATTACAGCGTTCAGTACGATGGTACAGACGAAGTACCCGAGTTCTCGTACGACGTCACGTCCGACACACCTGTTATACCTTACAACCCCGTCGCTAACGCTGGGATCATAAACATAACTCTCAACGGGGCCTCGCAGACGGAAGTGGAAGGGTATGTATCGCTACTCATACCTTTTTATATCGCATCACACGTAAACTACATTCAGTAATGTCCGGAATTAAGACAATCAATTCAGCAAATCCGGGCCTCAAAAGACCGTTCAGACTTTCGGATTTGCAAAACGTATGGGATGGTCTCACCGAGGCTCTCGCGTCGGAGACGCTTAATAGCGCCACACCTATCAAGATCGTAAGCGGTCTGCACGTAATCGGGGGTGAACTTTCCCCGGGGGTGATTGCTTACAATGGTAAGCTGTACTACTACGAGGGGGAGACCGACGATAATGGCGGGTTCTCCGAGGGCAACGATATGTACGTTGCGACAATTGACGGTGGTGACAGAACTTTGAGCACGGGGCTCGTTCAGCCGTTTGACTTCAACAACGTTATCCGAAACAGCAAAGTTAATGACGGAGCTGTACTCATCATTTCGAACGTAACGGAGAACACACTCTCTCAATACAGGTACGTCCCTAACGTGAACGGTAGCGCTATTGAGAACGGCACTATTAACACGGAAAAACTCGTAAATATGTCCGTAACCACGGATAAGATTGACGATGCAGCCGTTACTACGGATAAGATTGCGAATGAGGCGGTGGATAATGCGCAAATAGCAGATGCCGCTATTGACGCCAATAAACTGGATGTTGGCTGCGTAACGACTGAAAAGATATCCGACGGTAACGTTACACCTGTTAAGTGCAGTGCCGCTCCGTTTGTACGTTCGGGAGTTACCGTATATACCGGTAATTGTAGCATCAACGTTACGGGTCTGTTCATCGTGACGTTGCAGTCCACGCAGACGACTATAACGTTCGGGCCGTCAATACCGGGGGTGGTACACATCATCGCAAGGAATACAACGAACCAAGCTATAACAGTACAACTTAACGGTCCTACTGGCGTAGCTGACTACGGATCGTTCTCCGTTCCTTCGAACTCCCAGTACGCCATAACTGTGAGGTTTACCACCGGGTCGCCCAATACGGTGGTAGAAGCGAGAAAACTTGACTTCTTCCAAACGTTCCCGCTTCTCGGTTAAGGAATCGTATAAAAGAAAAGACGTACGAATCAACTCGTACGTCTTTTCTTTTATACCCACATGCCATCAAACGCTTCAACAAGCTTTTCTATCTCGAAATCCGTTTCGAGCTCATACGGGTAGTCATCTTTACTGTATGCCTCAAATTCGAATTGTCTTACCACCACACGTTTTATCAGATAGTTAGTAGTGTCGGGGCAAACGTGGCTTTCAAAAGGTATGAACGCTGACAGAGACATAAAAATATTTACGTCCCCATCTTCCAACTCTACGACGGCATCTATCGACCCGTCGTACCAAGCCGCACCCTCTATAAAAAGGCGTGCTAACGACCGATATACGCTATCAGTTACGTGAAATGTCTTCATTTTACAAAATCTTTTGCATAATTCTCTTTTTTCCGAAGTATCGACAGAACACGCTCGTCTATCGTACCTCTTGCGATCAAATGTATAATACTAACCGTAGAGGTCTGTCCGCTGCGGTGGAGACGTTTGTTTAGCTGGGCGTACAACTCCGCATCGTACGTTAAGCTAAACCACACGAGTACGTGGCCACCAAACTGGAGATTAAGGCCGTGCCCTACGCTCGCAGGGTGAACAAGAGCCATCGGCATACGACCCTCGTTCCACGATACGACGTCCTCGTCGGTTTCAATCCGCTGGGCCTTCGGAAAGGCTTTTTTCAACTCCTCGTACTCGCTCTTAAATTGATAGGCCACCAGGACGCCCCCGTCGAAGCCCTCCACGAGCTCCTTCAGCGCCTCGATTTTCTCCCTGTGCGTCGTCACGTACGTTTTGTGTTCGTCGTCTGTGTAGACAAACCCCGAGGCGAACTGTCGCAACTTCATACCGAGAGAGGTACGTGAGAAGGCGAGCAGAGTTTTCGCTTCGCCGCTGTACGCATCTTTACCTGTCTCCTCTCTGTACGTCATGACGTACGACTCTTCGAAGCTGTCATATTTTTCTTTGACGCTCTTCGGCAAGTCGATCGTCACGTCTTTATACAGACAGTCGGGTAGCTTTACGTTCGCATCGACTACGTATACCACCGATTTAATGTCACGCATGAGCTGCGGTATCTTCGCCGGGTCGATCTCAAAAATCGTAACGACGCCGTTGACCCTGTACTTTTCACGCATATACCGAGACCGGAACTCTCCGAGCGTGCGGCCGACAGCCTTACCCCCGTCGAGCAGGAACAACTGGTGCCACAAACCTTCATATCCGTTGTGAATCGGCGTGCCAGTCAGTTCGATACGCCGGGGCACCTTATTGCATATACGTCGGGCTTCTTTTGAACGCTTCGACTTATGGTTTTTCATCATCGTACTTTCGTCGATAACTACGCAATCCCAACAGCCGTGCGGTATCTCCTCTATCCGCGTCACGCTACATACAGCTATGTGGTGTGTAGCAGGTTCGAGAAGGAACAGCTTTACGTCCAAAGCTCTCTCGCAGTACCTAACGTTCAGACCAGTTTCGTTCTCCACCGCTTCCCGCGCCCACACGCTCTGTGCCACACGTTTCGGTGCGATTATTAGTATGTTTTCTACGCACTCTCGTGGGTCTATTATAAGAGCGGCGAGCGCGGTCAGCGTAGAGATCGTCTTACCTGCGCCCATCGGGGCCACTACGAGGAGGTTCTTTCGTTGAACCTCCTCGGCGACCATGCGTTTTTGATAGTCTCGTAATTGAAACATAACATCCTCCTTTTACGCAGACGTTACATACGCAGAACGGGCAGTCGTCTACAAAGCAAATCAATGATCCTCGTGCGTTACGATTGTACCTTTCGACTTACGGCCAGCGAGTTTCTCCAAGTTCATTTCGGCGACCTCGCTCAACGAGTAGCCAAAATGATCCGCGATACCTGCCACGAACCACAAAACGTCACCAAGTTCGCCCATAAGGCTCGCACGTTTACTTTCCGCTTCGTCGATATGGAAAGTATCAAATACGAGTAGATCGTCCGTTACGTATGCTTCCTTCTTACGCTTCCACTTTGCGATCTTGTCGGCGAGCTCTCCTACCTCGGCCACGAGGCCAAAGGCCATATACGTAACGTTGTCACACGAGCCCAACCTCGTGCTCATGGCTCGGGTTTGATACTCGTCAAGTCCTTTTACGTGCTGTTCTTTACTCTGCATACGCCCAATCCATAATTGCCCCGTCGAGGAACAGGATGTGATGACGAAGTTCAGACGTGAAGGCCGTAAGGTCACTTTCGAACGTAGGATCTACGTCCTTGCCTTCGATGTGGGTATGTATGATAGCAATGACCTTATTGAGCTCGTCTCGTGTAGTACGCAGAAACTCATCTACGTTATTCTGTGACTCCCGAGACGTTATAGACTTATCCAACTGAACGTATGACGTCTTAGCCCAAATCTCCGAATCCCACTCGGGGACCTTTCCCAATACACGAACAGTTTCGGCGATCCGATCAGCCCCATCGAGAAGTGTTTTCCACACCTTATCCAACAAGGTATGGGCCGAATCGAATCCCGACCCGGCAACGAGCCAGTGGCGACCTTTTACGTTAATGGCCACAATCTCAACAGTAGCAAGCATTTTGTTCATTTCAAATTCATTCATAGCTTTTATTTTTTACGGTAAAACTTTGAGTTCTCGTTCATTTCGTACGTTTTATACGACTGCGCGTACAAATCGTAAAAATTAATCAACCGAGAGTCGAGTACGTACGTCTCGATCCCGTGTTTTTTAAGCTCTGCCTGCATGGCTACCTGTGCCGCGGAACATTCCTCGCCTGTGGTTTTTGTCTCCACGTAAAAGGTTCGGCCCGCTACGTGTACGAGGTAGTCGGGAACCCCCTTATTTGTAAGGGGGTGCATTTTGAGGATCATACCCCCGGCTTCTTTCACGACCTCTCGAAGTCTACGTGCTACGGTAGTCTCGGATACGGGTTTTTCTATGTAGTTTTGCCTACGTCGAAGGGTCTTTGTGATTTTGTAGTCTTTTTCCGCTTTCACTTTAGCGACCCAGTTATCAACTTTTTTGTTACTCATACAATAAAAATTTATGGGTGTGTTTCTCGCAATCAATCTCTACGCGTAGAGTAACTACGGGGCACATCGCAGCATTAACTACGTCGTTGTTAAACACAACATCCGTTTCATCTACTATGATAGCCTCGCAGTTTTCAGCTATCGGGTCGTACGTTTCGTAAAACTCTTCGATAGTCGAAACGCGCTTATCTACTACTCGTTTCCCGTTCGTCGCGAGACGTTGAACGGCCGAAAAGCTATCATACGCTTTCCCGGATATGTTGAGTATCATTAGGTTTCGATTTTAAATCCAGCTCCCTACGAACAACTTTCGTACGTAAATTATACACCGTCCTCTCCGCAACTTTGAGTTTTTCGGATATGCAAGACGGGGACCCACCTTGCAGCAACAGGCACTCTACGGCGAGACGTATGCACCCTCTCTCCGTACACGGGTATACCGAGACCCAAAAATCCCGGGACCCGAAGTTCTCCGACAAAACGTGTATCACCTCCTCGGATGATTTGTGTATCTTTGCTTCCGGCAGCCTATAATAGGCGTATTTTATTACGTGCGATGGGACCTTCTCCGTTAGTAAAAGTCTTACTGTTTCGAGCTGACTTGTAATAGTCTCGTCCTTGTCGTTGGTTCTCACTATGCGTTTAAGCGCCCAAGAGAATAGCCTCAAGCCGGAGTAGGGCGCTAAACGCGTTATGGCCTTGTCATCAAGTCCAAATTTCCGGCTCTCCTTTAGTATCAAATCCGTCGTAGTCATCAATAGTATTTTTTAATTCCTTTGGTACCCTTCTACGTATCCAAGCTACACACGATCCGTACTCACCGAATCGTCGGTTAGCTGCTGTTTGGTCAAAAAGCTGCGTCCTACGTATCGCGTCAGCCACCTTTCGGCCTATCGTCGGGGTCATATCTTTACGTTCGTATTCATAGAACTCCCGCGCCACTTCAGTAGTACATACGTATTGACGAGGAGTTCCTGACCACACGTCTCGTGAGTTCAACCAGTATTGCTTGTGCTCGAACGTACTCATCTTATACCAATCAACAGGAACAGGCATATTAAGATAGTCGATCAACGCTCCGAGCTCGGAATCCTCCGCTTTGTGGACCGTTCTAAACTGACGGGCCTCCGCCTCGGCGGCATCCGACAATACGGGTAGCACACCTTGCAAATAGTAATGAACCGCTTCGGCCCAGTACTGGTCTACAAGATCGAGAAACGCTTCCGAATGAACGTCTATCTTTACGCGCTCCTTGTTGCAGATCATACCCCACCAACGTCGGCCATCCTCCGACGGGTCGTCGAGGAACACCACGTCGTTCGACGAGGCGATAAATACGCACTGACGTTTGTACGTTTTTGTGTATTTAAGGTAAGCCGCACGATAGCGGTCCTCCCCTTTGGTGACGAACGCTTTTCGGCTGTTCGTGCTTTTGCTCTGCACTCCGTTCAACTCGGGGATCTCCATGATCCACACACCCCGTAACTGCTCGTAAGCCTCCTTGCTACCGTTGAACGTATAGAAAGTATCGGACCCCCAAAGTTTGGCCATACGTCGGATAAACTTCGATTTACCGAAACCCTCCTCCGAAACGAGAACAGGTATGTAGTCCATCTTCGAGGCAGGTATGAACACACGCCGAACCGCACCTGTGAAAAACTTCTTTCCCACCTCGCGCGTGTATAGCGTATTGGGTACCCCGAAACAATCTATGAAGATCGTTTCGAGACGCTTCACCCCGTCCCACTTGAGAGAGTTGAGATAGTCACGTACAGGATGGAACGCGTTCTCGTGCTCTACGATGTTAAGGGCGTCCGTGAGGACCGCACGTGCGTCAAAGCCGTACTTATCCTCGAAATAGAGTCGTAGGTAGCTTTCGTCCGTGTCGGTCATTTCGTCGTACGTTTGGATGTTTCGGCAGTCCTCGTTCTCCGTCCGAATATCAAAGGTGCGCCACGACGGCGTACGCTTCAATACGGGCATTTCGCTGAACAGATCGTACGCAAAGATGTCCCGCAGCTCCGGGTCATACTTCAAGATCAACTGTGCGTTTTTGAGAGTCTTTTCGAGGTTTCCTTTGCTGTCCACCTCCAAACGTTCGTTGAGTATGGCTTTAGCCTCCTCGTCGTCCATCCCGTCGATGGTAAGGCGGTGAACCTTCCCGCTATCCGCACGTATGCCGAGGCTTTCACACAACGACGCCATAGCCGCCTCGCCCTGCTTACCCTCGCCGAATTTATATAAACGTACGGCGTCATACGCGTTATGACACCGACCGAGGTACGGGTCGGAGGAGTGGTTCGAGTACAGATACTTGTCCTCGTATATCACACCACCTCCTACGGTCGTAGCGCCTATAAGCGTGTACCTTCCGTTTCTCTCTTTTCTCCATACGTCCTGTAAGTACGTTTCTATTGCTTCTCGGATCGAGACCTTCGCGCAGAACGCACCTACCAAACCACCTTTGTACTTCGGGTCCTGCACCCGTACCTTCTCCGGTACAGGTACGTCGGACAGGTCCTGCCAGTTGTCGAGTTGCTCCAACAGCGGGGTTACGTCGAGTTCCTCCCCGGTCTCGTACTCGAAAAAATACTCTGCGTCCTTCGGGATAGACGGGAGGAACATGATACGGTTGAAGTCAAACGTCGAGACGTCGAGAGGAAGTTTGAACTTGTCGTGCAATACACGCATAATAGCCCCGTATTCGTCAGCAAGTACAATACGATTCAACGGAACGACGACCCGGTATCTCGGGTCATCCGGCGTGGAACTGTGCGTACTATGTATAACGTACGACTTACCCGCAAGCCAGTCTCGTAGTGCTTTTAGCGTACCCTCCGCTGCCTCGTCGATGTCAATGACGAGCAACTGACGATACGTAACTTTTCTCTTCACGCACAAGCCTCCGATGAAAAAGCCAACGTCTTTGACGTCGACCTTTTGCGATTTGCTCATTTGGGCGTATTGTGCCATCGTCTCGTCGGTCCTCGTTACGTTCTTTAGACGCTGAACGATCTCCTCCCATTCGAGACGATACTGTTTTGTTGTCGTCTGTGATCGTTTGACCCCAAACGCAATGTCGTAAACACTCATCTACTTTATGTATCTGAAATCTGTGAATCCATCCCCTTTTGTCACAAGTCCCGGGGCCCAACTTATCGGACGCGCCATTTCCTCCAACAAGACGTCCAGAGTATTTTCGCCTTTACGGCTTATGTACCACACTTCGTCGTGCACCGACCCAATGCACTGCACGTCAATGCGCGCACGTACGCGTTGCATAATATCTACTATCACGTCCCGGGCAATAGCCTGCGTTACGTTTTCCAGTAGGGTCCCTCCCCACATCTTCGTACGTGCAGCATGGTCTCCGCCGCGTGAATAGTCGAGGTAGTATATAGACCACTGGTCGAGGTGCGTACCACGATAGTACAGACATCGACCGCTCGGGAGCGTAATAGCTGCTGTTTTGCCATCATACTTAAACGTCAGTTTGGTCTGCCCGCATTGCAAAACCGTTATCCCGGAGCGCATCGAACCTTTGAATGCGTTCTCAATGTCCCGCCACAATCGGCAAATTTCCGGATTCGTTCCTCTCCATACGGCTACGAGGTTTGAAACCTTCTCGTCCCCCTGCTCTCGGTAGAAGTCCGGAGCGATACGTTCGATTGCCGCCGATCCGCCCCCGTAACCAAGACCGAGCTCCGCACACTTACCCATCTGACGCTCGGGCATACCTTTGTGAACGTTCTCGATATTGAACATCTTCTCCGCGGAGCGTGAATAGATGTCCTCGTCGTTTCGAAACGCGTCCATACGCCACTTGCAGTTAGCGAGCCATGCCACGATACGTGCTTCGATTTGTGATAGGTCTGCGCACGTAAACTGTTTTCGTTCGTCTCCGGCGTACATGCACAAACGCAAATGTTGCCGGAGGTGGTCGTAGCTTCGTACCTTCGACAAGTCTGTGGACGTGTCGTCTGCACCGTGCGCGAAGTTCTGCAACTGTACCCCACGGCTACTCCATCGCCCGGTATGCGCACCGAACCCGACGAACTCACCCCGGAGGCGACCGTCGGAGCAGATACGCGTCTCGGCTTTTTTGATCTTTGAGAAGGAGGCCCCGGTGGCCTCGTCGCGCAATTCGAGAATCTCATGCGTTACGCCTTCACGCTCCTTTTTATTGAGGCTCGAAAGCGTGATACCCTCACGGTAGAGGGCCATTTGTACCTGCTGCGGGGATCTCAGATTTTGTATGCCGTACTTTTCACGGGCGGTGATGCCCGCACGCGTAGAATAGTACTCGGCCAACGCGCCGATTCGTCGGGCGAACTCCATATCGAACGGAACGCCGTTGAAGTTCATTTCGAACGTAAACTGCATCGTGAAAATCTCGATCGGGGGTATGACCGCCATTTTGTTGTAGCATTCACGCATAACCTCGACGTCGAGGGCGGAGTATTCTTTGAAGCGTTCAAACGCTTCGGGGTAGTCCTCCGGCTCGGGGAACTTAACGTGCCCGTCCTCCATGACTATCTCTTTGCGTTTCGTACGTACAGGCGAAGCGAAGAGCAACATTTCCTCCTGTGACGCTTTTCTCGTCGTTCGCAGAATCTCGGCAAGGTGTGACAGCTTTCGAGGATAGCCGAAATACGCTGCTTGATATGCGGTGTCCCACCAGTCCATCGGATTGATCTCTACGCCACAAACGTACTTTGCGATGGCCATATCGAACTCGGCGTTGTGTGCCACTTTCAAAACGCTTTGATCCTCCAACGCCTCACGCACCTCGTCACTAACGCTGGTGCACGTCCTTACAGGTTTGCTGCCGAACGCGTAAGACAATAGTGTCACTTCGGTGGTGGGGTCTGTGGCATACCTGTGTGCTCCCACGTCGGCCACGTTGAGTACGCTGCGCGTCTCGAAGTCTAAAAACAAAATTGAGCTGTGCATATACGTGGATTTAAGAGAATTGTGCGAGTGCGGGACCCGCCCCCGCGCACGTTACGTGCTCTGTGCTCGCTACCCGACTGTTTAACGTACAGTCGAAACGTGCTACTCGTAGTCGGCCGGGTTGATGTAGTCGTCAACGCTCTTCGACATCCCGCCGATCTGCTCGCCATCGGCCATACGCATGATGGCATGAACGTTGCAGCCGATGCCCTGTGCAGCCGAGTTGTTGTAGATCCAGAACGAAACGTTTGCGAAGATGTAGTCACCGTCGTGGAGCTCCTCGTCGGACAGACGCTCAACGTCTACGTTCGGCAGCGGGACGTTGTTGATGATGATGCGTTTCTGCTTGTCCGTAACGATCGGACGGAAGTTCTTGCTGCCCACCTTCAACATGAGGTAGCCGCGGAACGCGTCCATGCCCTCCTTCTCGTCGGCGTACTCGTCGCCGTCCTGCAAACAGTTGTTTTTCGGGTTGATCCCCTTCGGGGTCTTCGACTTGAAGCCCGTGTCCTGCAACTGCTTGAACGCTTTCATGTAGAACTCGTTCACCTGTGCGACCTTCTCCGCGTCGTCCTTCGGGATAAGGATGATCGCGTTGTACTTCGGGTCTCCGACCCCTCCCTTTACTTGCGTTTTCTCGAAGAGACCACGAGGATAGACAATGCGGCACGTCGGGGCGCCTTTAATCATGAAGTTTTCCATAGTTTAATACGTTTAAGTGTTTAATAAAAAGGTGAATTATTCTTTATTGAATTTTTGTAGTAACGCGTCAGCGGATTCTATCGCGTACTGCGCGTGATTAAAAGAGGTTTGATGCGGGTCCGTTAAGATTATAGCCTGTAAAGCCATCCCGGCGAACATCCTCCTCCAATACTCGTCGCAAAGCGTTTTACTCGTTTGTTCGTCTGCCATAACGTTATTTGATTACGTCGATTAACTTCTTTACAGCGATGTCGTGGATGATAGCGTCGAACGTTCGTTTCGAATCGTCAATTGCAAGGGCAAACGCGAACTCGATTCGACTGATCTTTACATCGACCGACGTATGAGAAACTCCGGCCCCCGCCTCCTATCTGTATAGTATGCGTCGAAGATGGGAAGGCCATGTAATTTTTTTCTACCCTGTCCGCCGTCGTCAGCATATTGTCAGAGAACTCGTTTTCGCGTTCCGGCCCTGCGTACTTCTCGAACAGTTCTGCGGATCGTGCTACGTACTCGGACAGCCCGAAAAGAAACGATACGGTTGAGATCGGGAGATCCTTGTACGTTTTGGTCGTGTTTCCGGCAATCACTTTGATGTTGCCGTCGAAATCCCTCTCTACCGAGAAAAGTTTCGTCATTTCATAACGTGTTTTCATAGTGCTGAATAAGTTTTATAAAAGTGGATTTTGTACGTTTGCAATCTTACACAACTTCACGATCTCCTCAGGGTGTGCGTGGTAGTAATACGTCGATTTGTGCAACAGGGTCAGCGGTATGTCGCACGGGTTGCCTTCAGAGAATCCCGCACGTTCGAATAGCATACGCAGGTACCCGACGTTGCAGTGATTGTGGTACGACTTACGTCTGTGGAACTCGTCCTTCGGTTTCTCCTCCGTGAAGTACAGGTCCGCGAAGTCCTCGGGCGTCAACGTGTTGTTGCACTCCAAGTACAGCGCCGTGTAGTCCCGCACGTCGATCTCTTCCCGAAACGAATTGAAGTCTGTCGCATACAGTATGCGTTCCCCGTCGTGCGTAATATCGAACCCGATACAGGGAATGTCGTGCTTTACGTTTATCGGGCGCACGAAATACTCGTCACCCGGCGCCGCATCGTACGGTAGCCGATACGTTGGATTCGGCAGCCCGTCATCCTCGCACTCCAAAATATTGACCACTAAAAACGGCCACTTTTGAGCTATTGCTTCGCTTGTAGCCCTTTCAGCATATATAGGTATGCCTTCGAACCTTTGGAGCGCCTTTGTGTGGTCTGTGTGGGCGTGGGTAAGCAATACCGCCGACCCTTTCGGCACGACCTCGGGGCAAAACCCGGCGTCGATTATTAAACGATCGTCGATCGTTACGCAGTTGCCGCTACTGCCCGATTTAATTACTCTAACGTCCATTCGCGTATTGTTTTGTTTCCGCTCGCTGCGGAGATTGCTTTTATCAACTTCATAAACGTTTCAGCGTCTCGGTTTGCGATGGCTGTAAATACGTTGCTTACTACTTTAAGGCGGATCGGCGTCGGGACGCTATCTTTGAAAGCGTCGGTAAGGTCTCGTATGCCGTGCTTTTGATTCGCAAAGCGAACGTACTTAAAAAGTACGTCTTTACTGGACGCAGCCCCCTGTACGCTTGCAGACGTTTCGTACTCGTAGACCATTTCGAAATACGTATTTTCCGGAAACTCGGGAAACGAATCGTCCACCCCGTAGCCCACCGACGTTTCGAGGTCCGCACGTAAGTTTGTAGAGTTCAATACGTCTATTGGACCACGTAATGACCCCACACCGAACTCGACATACGAGCACGGCCGCTCTATGAATCTTACTAACGTCTGCACGTAGTTTCTATGCACGTGCACTTTTACTCTCGTTCGCATACCTTGTTATTTACATTTGCACCCGGATAGCCGATCAAAGCTATCCGGATAATACGTTGCTATTCTGCAACGACCTCGACACCCACCGCTACATATTTGATGTCGGGTTTCACCACGAGCGTGGTTTCTACCACAACTTCATCCACCTTGCACGTCTCAATAACGTTCTCGTCGCAGAAACGTAGAGCGGCGCTCAACGTTCCGAATTTGTGCTCCTCCTTTTTGTGGTTGGCTCGCGTCACCCGCACGGTAACGACTGTGTCCGTTATAATGAACTCGCCGTACCCAACAGGTACGAGGTTTGGTTCCCCCGCACGCATCATATTACGTAATCTTTAAGGGTCAGTTGATACTCTCGACGCGACAGGTCGCAACGATTTTCGTCCGCACGTACGCCCTTGTCGTTCAATACGTGGATCTCGAAATGATTCGTCCCATCGTGGTGGTAGCCATCTACGAGGATGTTGGACGCACGTTGCGAAATTACAACTTCATCGCAATGATTTACGCACGCATAGATAGCATCCTTCATGTTGTCGAAACGCTTCGCACAAATAGCACGATCCCCTTGCCACGTACCTACTGTACCGCATACGACGCAAGGACGGTTCGTCACTTCGGTGCTACCTAACCAATCAATAAAGAACTCGAAGGACCCCGATCTTTCCCACGTGTCCACATACGTTCTCTTAATCATAACTTTAAGTTTTAAGTACGTTCAGACTATCCGAACGTTTCGAGCTCCGGCGCGGTCACGACCCGCACGTTTCGATTTTCCGGAGCTAAAGTGTTACATTGATCGAACCTCCATTGTGTCGTTGTCGGTGCTGTACTTAAAACGTAGCACCTCTATCTTTCCGTCTAAAACTTTACATCTGTAATTTACGTGAATCGTGCTAAAAACTTCATTTACTGCTGAGATTATCTCACCCGGCACGTATGAAAGTTTTGTATTTACTTCACATACGCCCCCTTTGAACCAAAACGTTTTGTTAAACACGTCGTATTTAAGCCTAAAGATTGCAAAAACGCTTCCACCATAAAATACGCGAAGACCGTCGTCGCTTTTCGAGACCAAAAAATCTCCTCTTTGGAAGTTTCTGAACTCCAATATGGCGTCAGCCATACGTAAAATTGACCTCTCACTTCTATCGAATAGCCGGGTCATTGCGTTTGTCATAGTTTTTGAATTTTAAGTACGTTCAGACTATCCGAACGTTTCGAGCTCCGGCGCGGGCACGATCCGCACGTTTCGATTTTCCGGAGCTAAAAAGTTTGTTATCCTAAATACGTTATCCACGATATTGGATAAATAGGCTCAATTTTACGTTCGCCTGCCACCTCTATACGCGTATCTACAAGCTTAAACCTATTTACGCACCCAATGCCTACTAAAAAATCGTTTACAATACGCATTTCCGACTTCGTTAAAGGGTGTTTGCAAATGTGTATGCGTCGTCGCACTCGTGCGACGTCAGGACCTGCAAGGTACGTAAATCTTGGGTCAACTACGAACAGGACTACGTCCTCTCCATGATAAACCATATATTGTGCGCACGCTTGAAGCACAACACCTCTCCACGATCTTAACCGCGCGTGTTCACAATCGTTGAACCCACGCAACAAAACGTCTACTGTCCGCATACCTTGTCCACGATTGCTTTACGTCCTTTGTTGAGCTGGTCGATGGTGGCGAACAGGGTTAGCTCTTTTGCGCGGAACAACGGATTGATCTCCGAGATACGCTCCCCGATCTCCGACCGCAGGTCGCTGACTAACTTATCGTAATAATCATAACGTTCGATTGCGTCGAGGAGGATGGCAACCTCCTCGCGTATGGTTGTTACCTTTTTGACTGCTGCGTCACGTATCGCTTGAGAGCATATACGATTTTCGGAGGTGACGCCTTCGTCGGCGAAAAAGTCCAGATACATCCCGTTGTCGATATACGTTCCGGTCGATACACCGTTATCATCCGTACCGAGGGAGACCCAACGATTCGCCATGTGGAACATAAACCACAAGCGTCGATACTCTATATGTACGCCGTTGTTCATCTTACCGTACGTATCGACATCGGTTGTCACCGAAAAACGAGGTACGTCCATATTCGACGCGGGGCGGAACGTCTTCTCGCACGCTTCGTCGATAGCCTTCTTGAATCTTACGTTGAGAACTTTACCGTCGAAACGTTCCGCCACGTCGAGTAGCGTAACGAGGTATTTGCAAAATGCGTTGTACTCAATGACTTGTGCCTGCGATACCGCGATAAACTTTTCTTTTTTCATTGTGTTTAAATTTTAAGTACGTTCAGACTATCCGAACGTTTCGCGCTCCGGCGCGGGCGCGACCCGCACGTTTCGATTTTCCGGAGCTAAATATACGTTAAATGAATTTCACCTGGCCGTTGTACTCCAGCGTCACGGCCTCCTGCGACATTTCCTTCTTTACGTACTCGCACAACGCGATAACGTTCTCGAACTCGGTGACGGCCTGTGCGCTCGTACAATAAGCGTACACAATATTTACGTTTTCGTACACGGTTTTGCCGCTCTCCGAAACCCACGCACCGACGGCCGGGGTCGAGGTCGAGCCGCCGAACCATGTGGCCATACGCTCCATTACGTACTTCTTAACACGTTCGGCAACTTCCATATCTACGCGATCCACGTCTACTGTGGTAGGTACGTAAATAGCGAACTTGCAGTTAAGGTCGAAGACAAATTTTTGCGTTTTCATAGCGTTTAAGTTTTTAAGTACGTTCGAACTATTCGAACGTTTCGCGCTCCGGCGCGGGCACGATCCGCACGTTTCGATTTTCCGGAGCTAACCGTTATATTAGAGGAAAGATAAAGAATATACCGCCCGCATCGGGCGGGCCTCGTTCGTTCGCCGGGATTTTTATCCGACGCGTAACAGGACGACGTTCGGAACGTAAACGTCCTGCACGCTCTCCGCGTTGTCCACGATGATCGGGAAGGCATGCATACCTCGCGTCACACGAGCGGAGTTCAGAATAGAGATACATAATTTTACACGTTCTGCGCGATTAACACTTTTAAGTGGCACGCCGTTGTACGTTAAAGTGAACGTCCCGGTCGTGCGACCCGTTTTTAACGTTTTGTCGGTTACAATCGCCCAACCCTCGGGGAGCTCGGCCTGCACGGCCCGGCGGTCCGCCTCGCGTATTTCGGCCTCCGTTTCGGCGATTCGGCGCTCCAACTCACGCACGTTGTCTCTCGCACGTTTCGACGCTTCGACCATTTGTTTAGCACGTAATATGGCCGACTGTTCGTCGTTGTACGCGTCGAGTTTTGCGACGATTCGAGCGGCTTCGTCACGTTTAGACGTCATAACCGCACACGCTTCGGAGTACGCAAATTTGATCTCCCGCACGCGCTCCGCCGTGTAAGCACGTTTGCACGTCGGGCAGACGCACTCCATGCCTTTGTTCACAATCTCCACGGCTTGGTTGTAGTCGGCGAGAAAAACTCGTTCAGCCTCGCTCAAAGGTTCGCACGTTTCGACGGGGATAGTTACGTTGGATAGTGCGTAACGTTCGGCCGTCTCTTTGTCCGCACGTAACGTGCGCAACGTTTTGCGGAGCTGGTCGGCCTCGCCGTTGTCCATTACGTCCGACCGCACGAGTATGCGGCGCAGTTGGTCCGCCGTTACTTGCGGGGCGGCTAACGTATTAACGTCAGCACACGCCGCCGCAAACTCGACGTCCACACCTTTGTCCATCATCGCCCGCACGAAGTCGGTTTGAGACGTGGCGCGGTTATTGACGTACAATTGCGTGCCTTTGGGGGTCAGTTCGCGCCGGATCGACAACCCGGCAAAATCTTCGATCTCAACAGTCGGCCTAACCTTATCCCGATCGACCCCGGCTGGGATAACGTCGAACCCGTTCAACGTGCGGCCAGTTAGTGCCCAATAATACGCATTTACTAACGTGGTTTTCCCTGCCCCGTTTGCCGCCGTTTTGCTCTCAACGGGCAAAACGTGCGGGCCGCCACGAAACGCGGCGAAGTCGTCTAAAATTACGTCCATTATTTTACAGTTTTTCCCGGACCAACGGCGGCCCGGCTTTTCGCGCCCCGTGCCCGGCATGATCGGGCCGCCCGCCTAAAGCGGGAACGGGGCAAATTTCGCCGATCCGATCGGCGGTGCGTACCTTTGTACGTTTCCGATCCGATCGGCGAAATATATACGGGAAAAGCCGCCTTTTCGGGGCGGCTTTTCGGCGGTACGTTGGTCCGGCTTACATTTTGTCCGGATCGAGACCCGCGGCGATAAGCATTGCGCGCAAACGCTCGTTTTCGGACAACGCTGCGGCGGCCTTCGATTCGGCGGCGGCTACCTTTGCCGAAAGGGTTTCGCGTGCGGCCTTCTCGGGCAGTTCGTACGCCTCAACGTCGGCAGCGGCCTTTTCGAGATCGGCGGCGGCGGCCTCCTTTTCGGCTTCGAGCGCGGCCAGTTCGGCCCGGGCTTCGTCGATCTTCTTTTCGAGTTTGGCGGCGTCCGATTCGGCCGACATGATACGGGCGGCGGCCCGTTTGATCGACATTTCGGCGGCCAGCGCGTCGGTCATACCTTCGATATCGGCGTCGGCTACCACAAGCCGGGACACCTTTTCCGTACCGTCGTCCTGCGTTTGCAGGACGGCCCGGAAAAAGTTCCCGGTACGCTTTTCGAAGTTGAGGCCCTTTTCCGAAAGGTGAGGCAGTTTCGTACGGAGCACGGCGGCGGCCTTTTTCTCCAGCGGTGACAGTTCGCGCGCGGGCTCTTCAACGTTTGCAGCCTCAACGGCGGCGGTTTCAACGTTTGCAGCCTCAACGGCAGCGGTTTCAACGGTTTCGAGGTTGTTCAGAACGTTTTTCATGATGCGTAAATGTTTAGTTAGTTAATAAGTGAATTACACGCGTTTTGCGTTTGTACCGCCGCCGGGAGCGACCCGGGCAAACGCTTAACGTTTCGGCGGCAGACCTATTTTATTTTGCGAGTGCAACTCGCATAACCGCTTTACAAAGGTTCGAACGATCGACGGGCTCGAAGCCTGTTATTTCGTACGGTGGTATTTCGTCGCGTTTCACCGTCACCTTTTGGAAAATCGGGAACGCGCTACCCGCGCGGCGTGCCCAAACATGAAACACGGTTTTCAACTCTTTGATTTCGTACAAATAGACCGTTCCGTCGATTCGGCAAGAACTTTCATACGTCGTTATTGCGTTCATATCTTAAAAATTTTTAATATATCCCGGCCGGACTATTCCGGTCGCTTACCGAGGGTAAAATTACAAAAACGTTTTGAGACGTGCAAGTTTTTCGACCACTTTTTTGCAAAAATTTACATACCTATTATATATAGCCCCCGGGCCTGCTGCTTCAGTCGATCGGGCGGCCTGCTGC